TTTTATTTTTATAAATATAAAAAATAGATATTAAATATATTAAATTAAATAATTGAAGCTACGAAATAATTAGGAAATTAAACTTGTCATAATTGCGAAACACATGGATGTTCGTTTAGACATTTCGTTAATTGGATTGGATGCAAAGAATTGAATAAGGGTTTTGATATTATTTACATCATTGCATTGACATAGATAATGATATACATTTCCCATATTAATCATTTTTGTCTTGTATGTATTTAGTTGCAGATTACGTAGTTGCGCCAAATGATATTGAATAATCGGCGGGAATTGTTTATCCATGTCTTTGTTCATTTTGTATCGATTATAATTAGGATAATAGATTGTTGTCGCTTTGTAATAACTATATAAACTATCTTTGATAGTAGATATAATAGTATGAACAAGATATGTTGGGTCTATTTTTTGACCATTATTATCAATCGGTAAATTAATTTCAGGGTTATAATTCGCGATATAATCCTTAATCGTATATTCCTGTTTATTTTTCATATAAACTGAAATAATATTCATCCAAATGTTTGGATGACACGGGTCGGTTTCTTCGCGATAATTAATTGCATCAGTTGAAATTTTATAAAGTTTTACTTTGTCATTTACAACCTTTTTAACAATCAATCCGTAACTATATTGTATGTTGTTAATATGCATATATGCATCCTTAATATTATTAAATGGCAAAGGATATTTAACGCCAATTTCAACAAGAGGAGGGATAATAGATGATATAATATCATTTTCGATAAGCGTATCGCGATGTTTAGTATTAATATGAAACATTTCCATATAATTCTCACCAAGCAACCCGGTATAATCTATAATATGTTTGTTTTCATAATGAACAATAATAAACTCATACGCCATACTAGGGTCAAGATGTTGAACAAATAGATTTCTTAATGTTACTGAAACTTCCTCCGCGGTTAAAGCGGATAATTCTTCGGCGGTAAAGTGTTGTTTGTAATATTTAAACAATATTTCGTCAAACATATTACCGTGTTTTTTTGTAGGATGCGAGAACTTTGAACTATTTGCATCAGGGCAACTTGACGTCCCAAAGAACCATTCATTCTTGTAATTATAGACTGTAATGATTGTTCCGTCATATGCTTCATAAATCTTATCATCTGGCGAATATACATTATTAATATAATTCATATATTCAATACGTTCCGGGATTGAGTTTGCATACGTTACAACGATATTATTATTACAATTCATGCTAAAATCAAGAACAACGCTTCTACATTGCTCATATAATTCTTTGAAATTATCAACATTTTTTCTTAAATACGAATTGTGAAGCAGAACAATATCGTTGCGACCTCTAAATTTTTTAACTTTCATTAAAGGCCACAAATGATACTTTTTCAATAGAGAAATGAGACAGTTCGCATAATTGTTTTCATCATTAGGAAGATCGCAACAATCAATATTGCGTTCTTCATAAAGTTTAAATGTTTCTTCTACAAGTTGGTAGAGGTTGGTTGGAATTTGAAATGTTGAACTGTCGGGATTCATTATGTCTTATGTCTTGTTGTAAGTATTATTAAATAATAATAATTGCTTATATCAATTTTTATTATTATAATGCAAAAAAATGAATTAATATGTCTAGTTTTTATTTTTTATAATATTTATCAAACCATACTTGCCCAACGTGTTTAGATGCATCTTCTGTAGATATTTGGTTCGTAATAATTTTATCACGCATTGATAAGAAAAATTCCAAACTTTCATAATTAAACCCCTCTTTTTTTGTAACCATATCAAAAAGCATTGGGTACCTTTCCTCAAATGATTTGAATCTTTCATCTTGTCTAATCTTGTTAATCAGTTCTGCATATTCGGTTGTATCTTTATTATTTTGCATATATAGCATAATATCTTGAACAGTATCTCGAATATCTTTGGTTTCTAAACCATCACTAACAAAATCGGGGACATTAGTAATTTTTGATTTCTTATTTTTGCCATCATTATTAGAGTCTCTTTTATTTTTATGCGAACTCATCAATTAATATTAAGATACTATGATACTACTAGATATATATAATATAATCTTTATATTATTTATAATTATCTTAATAAATGAATATGTAATGAATATGTAATGAATATATATAAATATAATAAATATATTTAATATATTTGTCCAAATTTTATTCCTTCTATTGTAGTAGAATAAATATAAAAAATGAAGAATGAACTAATGTATTCAGAGTTAGATTATAGCCCGAATGTAAAAACACCTGAAGCATTAAAAAACGCAGGTTTATATACAGGTGAAGTATTATTTGACAAAAAACCTTGGGGGAACAATCATGTAATTCCACGTATTGAACCCGACGCAGTTGCATATTGCGCTCAATTCTATGCAAGCCATCATATTCCATCATATAATAGACCGGGGAATAATAGCGTAAATAGCCCGCATTATAAAACATATAATTTACCAGGAAATAATAACCATTATAACTTTCAATGTCATACGAATGATGTTCTAGGCTAATGATGTATTCGGTTGAGGTTTTCTAATAATATCTTTGTTTTTTTCTAAAAAGTTACATATATATTCATATGTTTCATTAACTTGCTCGAATGTAATACCGCCTGTAATCAATACACTTCCGCTTTCAAATAAAGCACCTGTTACTTTCTTACACTCGCCTATATTTTGCCCAGAACCTTTACCGTAACAATATTTAGGACATGAACATAACCCATTTTTATTATGGTTGTTAATATTCCAGAAATATTCTAATTTTACGCCTTGGTAAATTCCTGGCTGAAAACTGCATTTATTATTATATGGTTCGTTAATAAATAATTTATGTATTTCTTTTCTTCTAATTTCAAAACCATTTTGAAGTTCAGGTTCCTTGTAAACTTTGAAATCAGTATTAATCATACGTATTTTGAAGTTTTGATATTTTAAATCTAACTTATAATCTGTATCTGTAGTTACATTAACAATAATATTTTTATCAATCGTGTTGTAAATTAACTTAATATCATTAATTATATGATTAACAATGTGCTCTGTATCCTTGACATCTTTGATCCCAGTTAATTGTATATTGCCATTTTTAAATATCTTGACATTTGGTATATATTTATCACTAAACTTATATATCACTGTAACTTGATTGTCAAATCTATTCTTTTTCATAGTATTCTTCTTGCTTTTCCTCCTTTTTTTAGGATATACTCCCTTCGATACATCTACTCCATTCTTCATAAACTGAACCCATACAATACCTTTATCAACACCCTCAACAACATTTTCAATAACATTAATATTATCAAATAATATTCCAAGATTTATATTAATATCATTCCCTATGTTTGCATTACAAGTGATAGTCGAAATTCTATAAGGCGAAAAGAATATGTTACTCATTTTGAATTGTAGTTATTGGTGCATATATATAAGAATATAATTCTTTATATCATTTTTTTATATTATGAAACAATTAAACTTAATTTACTGTCTATCGTGTTTTTATTTTTTTTAATATTAAGATTTTGATTATCTAATTTAATATGCATATTATCTGTTATATTTTTAAGATACGATGTATTTACAACTTCATAACTAAAATTTGTAGAAATCATAGGAGGTAGATTGAGAATATATGTTTTATCGTTCGTATAATGTCCTTTACGAAACTCTTCGATTGTCATTGGTCCATTGAATATTTTTAGTAAAAACCTTGATGGTGCTGGACGAATAGGATGCGTAAATCCATAGTGCTTACTTAACATTTGAATTAAACTATTAATTTCCCATACTTTGTCGCTTCCACAATGAGAAGAAAAATTATAAGCGTTCGCACACTCGAGAGAGCAGAAATTTCCAAATAATATATATGTGTCCGTTTTTATATTATATTTATAAGGCATACCGTAAGTCCTATTTTCAATTGGATGACAGCACCAATAACAATTATTGTTTGAGTTTAAAAAATCTTCCTTATGAGATACTTTCAGTGAATATTCACTATTATCATTATCAAATATAATATTGTCTTGAATAGTGCTGTATGTATTATTATCATTTATATAGAAACAATTCGGTTCATAAGGTTCGGGAAATTCTTTGCAAATATTATCAGTGATGTTTAATTTATTTATTTGAGCATTTGATAGAGGCAACTGTAATATTATATCTTCATTATCTATTACAGATATATCCTTTATTATTGTATTCATTAAATTCTTCTTTTTCTTTGGTTCGCTTATCTTGTCATCTATTACCTTTGCTTTACGCGGCATTTATTATAAGTGATGTCTTATATAATATATATGTGCGTTTATTATTTATATATATTTATTTATCAAAATAATTTTTAAAATATACAATATTTTTAATTAAAGATTCATTCATATTTTCAGAAGGATTTTTAACATTTGTTTCAAACTTTACATTCCCATTTGCAGAAGATATGCATTTCATTTTAATTTCTTTAATTTCATTATTAAGAGAGTTTATAGTATCTATTAAATATTTAATAATGTATCCTGATAATAAAATTAATAATATCACAAATAAATCCATTCTCTTTTATTAAAGCTGGATATAAAAATTATTAAGTATTTTATTTGCAAGTATTTAAGTATTATACTTAAAGTTTGTAATTCCGCCATTAATCATAAATACGTTAATTACTTTTGAAAATATAAGTATTTCAAAATTAATATTATTTTCGTTATATCCATATTTTTCATCTAGAGAAGTTAATTTTAATAATTTAAATAAATATTTGTATTCGTTTCTATTTACTATGTTTTTTTGGGTTCCGGAATCATTATTATTATTAATAGTGATTGTCAAAGATGTCGAAACCCTTTGACTATTATATGAGCCTGCAGTTATTATTTTTTCTGGAAAGAGAGAAAATGAATAGCAATATAATCCGGTTCTTGGAACGTTGGTATGATATTGGTAGGGTTGTATATTATTAAAGAAGTAAGCATTTTCTTCTTCGCGAACTATAGTTCTAGCCCAGCTAATTTTTGCAGTTTTTAATATACCCATATTTTCATTATATAAATGCGACGCAGTATAGTTGTCATAAATATTAAATTTATCAACAATATCTGTTCTTCGTAGAACCCATATTAGCTCTTTTACATGTAACTGATTACTTAAATTTGTTAATGTAACTGTTTTAGATGAATCTGAAATATTTATGAATTCATTGTTTGTAACTGTGACATAATCTACAATATATTCATTAATACCTGATAATGCAACCTCCCTATATTTGCTGTCAAGCAACACATAATTAACATACAGTATGTAATTTATAGAAACAGGTTCCTGACTATCTATAAATGTTTTAATATCAATACCTTGTTCTCCTGAATGATATATTTTATTATAAAACGCAGGTGATACATATAGACGAAGTTTATTACACCATACTTGATATAGTTTTTCAATACTTCTCGTTGTAATATCAACTAATATTTCTCGCCCATGCATTTTGTATATTGGTAATGCTAAAGATGGATTGCGAGTAAACCAAAAATTTAAAGGAATCTGTAATTCTCTTCCTTTTATTGACGGATTTTCTTTATCTCTAATTTTGTCAGCGCTTGGATATAAATCATTATATAATTTATTATTTCTAATAACATATTTAGTGCTATTATTGTTTGGCGCAATATATTCTGGTATATTCCCAATTAATTTATTATAATCATCTCCTTCTTTGCTTGTAAGTTCATTCCATATATTCATCCATTCGCCATATAATCTATCTATAACAACATTTCCATCTGTTTTTATTATTGCTTCTATAATAAACATATGCCCTATATTTTTAATCCATCTAAATCGATGGACTTCAGTTGAATATATATCAGGTAAATTTAAACTCAAGAACATATTATTTACTAAATCACCTGAACGTCCTATCTTGAAATTTACAGAAATATTTTGATCTGGGTTATTTAATTTAATGACCCCGTGGTGATATGCTTCTGTTTTCACATTATGCATAGAAAAATTTACATGCCTATTATATACATGTTTAAAGTAATTGATATTAGGATTTGCAGTTATTTGTCCATCCATTTGTCCTCGTAAAACCAATTGTGCTAAACCGCCGCCCATATTAATATATTATAATAATGATACTTTAATAATATCTTATATATTAAAAATAAGAATATATTATTAAATATAATAAAAATAAGATTGTATCATCTATCTTTTATGTGTCATAATTTTTAATAAAGTTATATAATTTATCGTAAGTCCTTTCTTCATTGAATGTTGCAATAATTCTAGGTTTATTTCCTGAATTATCAACAATAATTATTTTAGGGAAACTGGTAATTTTCATAATTTGAACACGCTCTGCAGCCTCTCCTTTGTCACTATCAAACTTTTTAAGTGTTATTTTTGTAAAATTACCTTCATCAATAAGTTGTTCCCAAATACCTTCTTTGTTAAAGTCCCTACAATGACCACAACCTTCCATATAATAATATTCTGCACGATAATTATTATTATTAAAAAACCCTTCTTGTATTTGCTGTTTATTTGCGATTAATATAACAGCCGCTATAAATACTACTGAAAGTATAATAATATAGGAAGATGATGCAACTGAACCGAATACACTTTTACCCGGCCCGAATACACTCTTCATACTCTTAAGACTTTTAACCCTACTATTTTTTAACATTTATTCTAACATAATGATATATTATTAATCTAACCTTCTCTCTAAATTATATTGTTGAAAATTTCAGAATAATTATAATATTTTTTACAAACTAAATCTTTCATGTTTTCAGTATCCGGTGTAAATATTATATGGGTATAAAAGCTGTATGTTTTATTTGATATTATATTATTTAAAAACTCTTCTAATTTATTAGAATTAATTAAAATAATTCTACTATCTAAATCATCATAATTAATATTGTTATTTGATGGAGTATCTACTAAATATACACTAAAATCTTTTGTTTCCAAAATATTCTTATATTCTAATACATCATCATCATTACATACGACAATTGTTCGATATATTAGGTTTGTTTTATAAATATTATCTAATTCTTCTACAAACATAAATTTCATATCCATATCCATGATAATATATATATTATATATATATAATTATATATATATAATTTTTATATGCGAATGATATATGATTTATATATAAGATTATTAAATATATTTATAATATAAATGGATGACAAAGTAATAAAAATCAATATATCTGTTTTTAAACATTTATATAATATTAATAATGATGTCCCTGATGCAATTATAAATAAAGCTGAAAATCTCAAAAAATCTTGCAATTGCTTTAATTCATTCTATGACCCTAAAATGATATGGGAAAAAAAATTATTTAATAAAAAAGAAAAGAACGTAACCAATCCTGAAGCTGCAAGTAATGTAAATAATAAGGGGCGAGTTCATATTATTATCCCTGATTTCTCCGATTCATCTAATATAAAAAGAACTTTGATTGGATATTTAAATAAATTAACACAGAAGAATAAGGATTTGATTTATGAAAAGATTAAAGTTATAATTGATAGTAACAATACTGATGAGGTTTTTTTAATTATATGGTCATATATCAAAGTGTCAGATTGTGATAATAATATATATATTAAATTATTAGAATATTTTGAAAGCGACTTTTTAAATAATAGTATTAATAAATTATGGGATAATTATTTAAATAATGATGAATGGAAACCGCCCAAATATATATATGAAAATAATTTATTATTATTAAATAATGAATATGAATTATACTGCGATTATATTAAGTGGAAGAAAGGGATACATAATATAAATATTATATGGATTAAATATAAAAAAGCAAATATTTCGCAACTATTAAATAATATTCATAATTATATGCTGGAATGCATTAATAACCCGAATATTCATAAGTATATTATAGATATATTTATGGAGCAGATTTTAAAAATATTAAATAAATATAATGATACTAATATAGTTGAAAAAATAAAGTTATTAGATATTAAAAACTTTGAAAGCTCAACAAAATTTTTAATTTATAATATTATAGAAAATAAATAATTTCTACTATTATAGTATAGAGAATTAATGAAAGATACTGATACAACGTTGTCTTTTTATAGCAGTGTATTTATACAATTAATATTTGCATTACTGCTTTTAATTATTTGGAGTTATATATATAAGTTAGAAACCATCGGTTGCGAATGTTCAGAACATAGTAATAAGACCTTCGTAAAGAATTTCACTATAATTGCTTTACTATATTTCTTCATTACCGCGTTTATACCAATGAGAACTATCGCACAAAATATGGGAGGAGCGATAGTTCAATTATTAGCATTAGGAACATTCATATTCTTCCTAACATTCGTAGTATATATTTACTACGCTTTTGAATATGTTCGATATTTAATGAATGAAAAATGCAAATGTTCAGAAGATTTACGTCGTGAAATTATTGCAATTGGAACTATGATCTCATTATTCTTATTCATAATATTACTATTTACTATCATAATAATCCCTATTTTAATAAGCACATTAACCACGTTATTTATCAAGATTCAAGATTTTGAAAGCGAAGTCGAGCAAGTCATTAAAAATCCGGTTAAGTCAATACGAAGCACCCCTGGTAGATTATTAAAATCTACAAAAGATATTGGTTCGTTTGTTAAAGCAACCGCGTCTAAACTAACAAAGAGAAATAAGGGGCGTTAAAAATCACATTACAAAGTCAATATAAAAAATAAATATTATTTTTACAATATATCATATAACATATATCATGTATTACTCATATAACATGTATTACTCATATATCATGTATTACTCATATTATGATAATGAATTGAATGAAACCTAATAATTCTAAATTTCCATGTCGTCAATTACGATTTCCTTGATGTAAGGTTCGAGGATTTCATTAACAATTAGTTCAGGTTTAAATTCGTCATAACTCATAAAGATTTTAAGAAGTTGCTCTGAAAACCCAGAAATCATCGCGGTTCCCTCTGTTTTGCAATTTACAGGAAAACTTTCTTTATGAGAAGAATTAAGGTTCCAGAATATAAACTTCGGTGGTGTATAATCATTCGCTTTAAATCTTTTAACAATAGTTTTATAAACAGTTTCAATACATTTATTTTCACTATCTACATTTGCCTCATCAAATTGCATATCGGTGAATATAAATAGTTTTTTAGGCATATCTGCATCATTAATATTATTTTCCTTACCATATTTAATAATCGCATCACAGCATTTAACAAAGTCGGTATTATATCCAAAATCAACATCGATCAATGATTTAAAGCAGGTATATAGAGAAGGTTCAATACCCTTTTCAGTATATTCCTTGTATAAATCATCGGGAATCAATGAAACTAATTCAGGTTTATCGCTAAATGTAAGAAATTTATTTTTAAACATTCCATTGCAACATTGCGATGTAATAATACCCAGAGAAATTGCAACTTGAGCTGGAATACTACCATTGCAAGCAGAAAACATAGACCCTGACAAATCAATCACAGCAAGAGAGTTGCCTAGAATGCCACTATTTTTAACATTTTCTACAATAGTTCTCCATTGCAGTTCAATAGTTTCATTTTCGGTATATTCATCTTGAGTATTGCGAAGATTAACATAGTAGTTTGCTAATTCGTGAGGAAGAATACCAGTTACATTAATTTTGGCCGTTCCTTCTCTTACTTTTGATAAGTATTCGCAATATCTTTTGCCATCATGATTATTAAACGCTTTGTGCAATCTTTTAGATGCAACTCCAGGGACGCACTCATAATTAATCTTGTCCCATTCATTATTACAAATAAGCTTTTCAACAATATTAATTTTATTCCTCAAAGGTGCAAGATATTCTTTTCTATATTTTTCCATCTTTTTATTATCTTCTCTCCCATAAAGGTTTGTTGCAATCTTCTTTGCAAATTGCGCGCGCCTATCATTTCTATCATTTTCACTGGGTGCCCATTTGGCGCATAGAGAATTATTGCAAACCTTTTTCTCTGCATCTTCACTTTCATCCTTATTATCATTGTCTTTTAAATTCGAAAGGTCTTCGCGTAATTTATTTGCAAACAAGGATAATTCGTAATTTTTATTAATCATTCCATCTACGCTGTTGTTGTGACAGATGTAAAGTAAATCCTTCCAACGCCCATATTTATTAACATATGTAAGAATATTATTCATATAAGTGTATGGCTTGTGTTCTCTTAACCACAGCATTGCCTGATTAGAAACTGCTTTCTCCTTCTTTCCGGTTAATCTGTCGCGTCCATTAAAGATGATTGCGACAGTTTTCTCGGGACTGATACTCCAGCACTTCTCAATATACTTATGATTTTCTTCCTTTGTAAGATTGCGTGTATACATCATAAAATAGTCAATAATAATACTTCCAGAAGTGTCCAATGCAATACCTCCATTCTCGGTGCAAGTGTATGCAGGTCCAGTAGTTTGTTCGGTGCTCATGATTATATTGTAATCTTTGGTTTTAATTAAAGAGATTAATCGTAATGTATCAATTTTTATTTTTATATTATTTAAAATATAACATAAATATAATAATAAATATAATAATATAATATGTTTTTACATTTACCTTGGAAATATCAAAAGTCGCGAGTTTATAACTGTAAATTAAATAATGATTATGAAAGTTATTTGCTTAATAATATTAGAGATTGGGTAATTTATCAAGAACCATCTGTTAAAACATCAACACATTGGTGGTTCAAAGATTTGCCACATAATATAAAGGGTCTTTTTAATAATGTTGCAAATAATCGAAAAATAATAGATATGTTTAAACAATCTCTAGGAAGCAATTATGCAATTGACATACTACATGATATGAACGAAGTATACGTATCGCCACCATCAAACAATAACAAGAACTTTGAAAAGAATGCTTCAGATAATATTTTTTATACAAGGCATATTGATGGACCATTCTATTATATCCCGTTTGCCTCTTGTTATAGAGTTATTGTAGGACTTGACGATAATAGAGATATTATGACAGTATTTAATATTATACCAGAGACCTACATAATAAAAACAGGAGATGTTGTTGCTTTTGACTTCAACAGAGAATGCCATTATATAACGCCAATAATTCGAAATAACATATATGGTAATCATAGTAAATATAGAGTGATTCTAAAAATACATTATTGCGTATATCATCGATGGGCAATTGTATTTGGATTCATTTTAAGTAAGCTTTCTATAATGTATAATAAATTATTTAGAGACCTATTCTTATTTACTATAGCACCAAAAAATAACTATACAAAATATTTAGCAAACGCAATGATATTATCTACGAAAGTATATCACGATATTGAATACTATATTGGCAATAATAATATTCAATATTTAGCATATTTATATTATATGTCTCTAAATACTCATTATTGCGCCTTTTTATATGGCAGTTCTTTCGTGCATTATTTGAAATGGGTTGATACATTTTGCTATAATAATGGTCAAACTAATAACATATTTAGAAGAGATTATTATTTTTATAAATTCCTTTATATGCTTCAATTTACACATATGTTTTTAAAATATAGAACAGACATTCCTGTTTTATATACGTATATTATTGTTCCTACTATATTTCTATCATATCTTTGTAAATATACTGTGCATATACCAAAAATTATAGAGCTATACTTAACATTCGATTTATTTAATAGTAATGTTGAATTAGAATATTATGAGTTATATTATATTAATATAAACGTGTTTTTTAATTATATACAGTTGTGCTTTCCCATAAATATGTAAATATATCTATAATATATAGATAAGTTATGGATATAAATATAAAAAGATTAAAGTTAAAAAATGGTATTCGAGTTATAATAGTTCCTTTGAAAACTAAATTAACATATATATCAACAAACTTTTTATTAGGACGCTATCAAGAAAAAAAAGATGAGGTAGGTTTAACGCATTATTGCGAGCATTTATTGGCATGTTTAACATCACAAAAATACAAGGACGCAAATTATATAAGTGATGAAATATATAGGAGAGGCGGGTTGCACAATGCGTCAGTTAGTGATTATGAAATGGAAATATATATATCGGGACTTTTCGTTGATTTAGAGTTTTATATGGATATATTATCAAATACTATTAATAAATTTTATGTTGAAAATGATATTAAAATTAAGGAAAAAGGGGCTGTTGTCCAAGAGTTAATGTCGTATATATCTGCTTCAAATTATAAGTTTAATTTCAATATGTTCAAATTTCTATATCCTAAATATTCATATATTGCTGATTACAAAAAGCAGATAAAATATATTAAACATTTTGATAATAAAAAAATATCCCAATTCATTAAATCCCATTTAAATACAGATAATTTAATAGTAACCATAACTTGCCCTTCTAACAAGGTCAATATAACTTGTAAGAATGTTAAAAAATATTTTGGAATTATTAAAAAAAAAAGATCCAAGTTTGTATATCCAGAACTTATAAATAAAAATAATCATTTGCAAATAGTAAATATTAAGAATGATAATATAAATGAGAGTAACTCTTTAATTTTGCAAATATCAAAGAGAATTGAATACCTATCTGAAGAACATTTAATATTATCATATTACATTAGGCGTATTATATTTAATATTGATAGTGGTATATTTTACAAAATATTCCGCAAAGAACTTGGAATCATTTATCATATTGGATTATCTGTTAATATTGATAATTATAATACAAATATGTCCTATTATAATATATCGTCGCGATGTCAAAATATTAATATGCCTTTGTTTATCGAAAAGTTTATTGCTATTTTAAAAACTTACGATATAAATGACGTGCATATAAAGGATTCAAAAAAACATTTCAAATATTTATTTGAGAATGCAAAGTTCAATAATTTAACCTCATATAACGACAAATATAAAAACCAATTATTATTTTACAAGGATATTGTTAAAAGCAAAGATATTCTAAAAAAAATATTATCAATTAAATCTAGTTCTATAAAAGATTATTTTAAGAACGTATTTGTCAAGGACATATTATCAAATCATACGCTCTTCTATTATTCTAATAAAAATATTAACAAAGATATTGAAATGATATATAAAAAAAACATATCAAATACAAAATGTAAAACATATTACATTTCATAAACATGAAATTTTATTATTTCTATCATAATAGAATATAGAATATTAAATAATATATGGATTCGACATATTTTTACATATATTTAATTGCTATTTTTACAGTAACAATATCATTTACAATATTAAGATGTGTTTTTCATATACATGATATAGATATGTTTTTTTATCCCAATCATGCAAATAATATTATTGACAACAAGGTATATTTAATTTCGCATATTATAGTTAATTTCCTACTTGGATTATTATTTGGGTTTGATATAATACTAGGGATGTTTGTAAAAATAATGATATTCGAAGCATATCTGCATATCATGGAGCATTGTGATATTTTTTACGTATCAAAAATATCTAATTTAATAATAATAGTTCTAATATCATTAGTAAGTTATACGTTTGGAAGCGTCATAAATAAAATAATATATAAATAAAATAATATATAGTATGTAAATAAAAATAATATATATCATATAACAACTCTAATTTACACGGGGGGTCTCGCTTACCTCCCCTAAACTTATTCATTCATTTTGTTGTTGATAGTTTCCGTTATATTATCAGAATGTAATTTGAAATTTATAATATTGCGCATAGGACATCTAAACTCAAACTCGTCTGTACTATTCATCTTGTTATTCTTACTTGTTTCTATCTGGGTCTCAAAATATTTAAATAGGCAATAATCATGCACCATAGAGCATACCTTTTCTGTTTTTGTCGAATTGTCATTATACATCTTTATTATTTTATTTTTCTTTTTAAAGTTAGACAAGCAAATACCACAAATAGTTGTGGAATTATTAGCTTGGAAATCGCATATTTCAAATGGAAGGTTTGTGATATTCCATTTGAAAGTTCTAAACATCATCTTGTGAATACGATGATATACTTCGCAATTATAAAGAAAGCTCCCCGAATTATAGTCAAAGTAGCATTTATCCCTTATTGCAAATTGCGTTTTGAACTCAACAATATCCTTCATAATTAGGTGGGTTATTTTCTGCTTATCAAGCAGACTCATCCTGTCAATTATAGTTCCTGTATTCTTTGATATAACAATGCCTTCTTTATTCATTAGAAAGATATTTGACAGCAAATCTGTTTTGTAGAAAGGAGGTTGATTATTACTATTTTTAGGTATTATTATATCAATATCAAATGATAGTTCAACACCGCAAAATACATAAGGAATCTTACCAACAATAATTTTGTATTTAATTTTCCTATGTGTTGTAATAGGTGCGCCAAAGTATTTCATAGTATTATCAACAACAATATTCGACGATGTGATATTGTCAAATCCAGCATCTAAACAAAACAGATTTTGCAAATCAGCAATAAATTTCAAAACATCATCGTCTGAATACATACATACATCAATATCATTTGCAACAATAGTGCGTGGCGCTGTTTCTGGATGAATTAATTTATTCCAGAAAGCACTGGTGTTATAACTATTTGTTTGATTATATAACCGTTTATAATGGTCGCAAATAATGAAGTCTCTAACAAAACCTCCATATACAATCCCCTTGTTTTCAAATACGAGGTTCTTAATATTTTCATATACAATATATTTAATACGTTCAGTAGAGAAGGTGATTTTGACATTATCAGTCATTATCTCTCTCAAACCTTTCGCAAAACTCAAACCTTTCGCAAAACTCAAACCTTTGCTTTGCAACTACTTTTGGCAATTATCAACTCAAACTTCAACGATGTGTGATTGACAGAACAATAGATTATTTGACTTGGGAAAACAATCTATGGCTTTAGTATAAATGTTTATAGTTGATAATCAATTTTTTAAAATATCGTAAAAAAATAATACAAATTTATTACTAATAAATAATAGGGTTGTTTAACATTACCATATTAGCCAATATCATGCTCTATTTTTGCGCGAGCATATGCATACATCACCTTCTCCGCAGTATCTATTGGTAAAATATAATCTTTTGCACCATAAAACTCGGGTCCCGTTCGCGAGGATCTATTAACTAATGTTCGCAGTGCATTAATATCGTGCATTTCATACTGAATACGAACTGAATCATTATTATTATCGGTAAATACAAAATATATTGATGGTTTTATTTTGTTTAAACCATCAGGCATATAGAAACTATTTGGATATTTAAAATATATATCAAATAATCCAGAACTATCTACATTGTGAAAGTTTTTTGTATTATCAAATGCAATTTCGTGATTAGGGAATGGAAGCCCTGACCCAGAGTAATTGGTCATTCTATCAATTGGATTTGCAGCAATTATTAGCACATTATTATATAGATTAATATTTTTAATAGAACCTGTTATTTTCAACGAAGATAAATCCGTGCTATGAATAACAGTAAATCCAGTATATTCATCATTAAATATCATTTTAATTAAAAAATATTTTGTATCTCTATATTTTAGATATGTTTTATTTTCCAATATAATATAATTATATATTGTTATTAAATAATAAATAATAATTTGTATTCCTAAATACTATCATCACCTTCGTCTTCGTCTTCGCTATTAAATACAAATATACTATTATTATAGTCTTCTTCTTTTTTTGTTAATACAACTTCTGAAGCATCATCAAAAATTATATTAGCATCGTTAGTATTATTAATAGTATTCATATTAACCCTGTTATATGCATTAATCAATGTGTCAGAAATCTCTTTATTATTAATAAGAATCTTGCATTGTTCCATATTATATTTATGAACAATATCAACCTTATTATTTTGATAATCTCTCATAGAAACAGCAATAATATCACCGGTTTCTATTAATACACGTTTATTAAAACGCCTCATCGAACCTCTAATAACACCAATTGCTTCATTGCCATTATCGCATAATACGAGAGCTCTGCAATTTCCCAATAACTTAATTACATATGCAAATACTTCGTATTCTTTATCAATATTATAATTATTATTACTAACCTTGTTAAATTGACTTAACTTTTTTTTATTTCTAATGCTAGTTTGATACATTTAAATATTTATATATATAGTCTAATATTAGTCTTATATTATTTATTTTTTATCATTTAATGAATATTTTTCTTTTGAGCGAAGATATAGATTCCTTTTGTATTTATTATAAATAATAGATTTATATGTATCGTAAGAGATAATATTATTGTTTACATCATATGTTGTTGTTGTGAGAGATGTCGTTGAACTATTATATAGCTGTCGAAGATTAGGAGAACTATTACATCTTGTAATATACGGTTTATTAATACCAATTGAATAATTAATACAGCTTGAAGCAACAATCAAACAGGATACTATTTTATTTGTCATAATTGAATGTATAGTTAATTTGTTATTTATTTAAGTAAATATAGAGTATCAATTTTTATATTTATAATTCTGTATCATTATCATATAATTTCTTTTTGTGATATTTATATAAATTGCATACCATATTATTATCAGGATATTTATATTTATCAAACATCCTGTAAATATCATCTAAATGATTTTCATTTGCAAGCACATCCTGTCTTATTACTAATTTTTTGAGGTCAGTATGCAAAGCTTGGTTATTATTGAGCAATTCTTTGTATTGATTTGCATAATAATACATAAACGGTTTTGTAAATATATTCTTTGTCTCCTTATTATTTTTCATAGTGATAAACCATCTCGTTTTATCAATACCAATTGGTGTAAAATCAATATTCATAATTGATTGCTGTTTATTAGGCAATGTTGTTCGTATCCAAGTATTATATGGATACTTGAACATATTATAATAATTAATATTTTCAGTTATTCCCTTGTTTTTGTTAATATACACTTTGTGCTTAAAGGATATACCTACATTGTTTTTTCCAACATACTTGAATATTTTAATCTTTTTAGGAGGTATTAACATATTATAATTTTGCGGATGATTTACATCCATTGTATTCAATACGCAATCAATAATGTTTGCATCAACATCCATACAAATATTCGTAGCTGAATAATCTTTGTTATTATAAAATGGTGTTGAAGGTGGCTTACGTGTAGATGGTTCATAACTCCACCAAAGTTTATCTTGGTATATCATAGTTTGCCCGAATGATTTTTCGTCCGTATATTGCATTCCGTGAAAAGGACATACGAGGCAACCATTATTAATTATTCCATTATCAAGTTTAGAACCCATATGAGAGCAGATATTAACAGTTGTATATGTTTCATTGTATTTATTATCGAACCAAGAAATCAGTGGTAAATCGCCAATTCTAAATGGATACGGTTTTTTTCTATCTATGTTTTTTACAAAGTTAATACAGTGCCATTCTTTGAATACAGACGGCAATTCGAATGATATAACAATAGTATTACCAATTAAATGAATGAAGAATACGTATAAAATGTAAATAGATGTTATGAGTATGCACATACTTTTATTATAATTAATGGTTATATGTTTATATGTTTTGTAGATTTGTAGATTTGTAGATTTGTAGATTTGCAATCGTAGATAATATATATTTTATAAATATTTAATAGAAGAATAATTTTCATATGCCACTAAATGATAATATATGTTCGAGGATATTAACACCAAAGCAGGTTGGTCCAATTTGCTGGTTTATGGCTACATTTGTTGCTATGTTTTATAGCCAACGTAGTAGAAAAATATTACTCGATGCGTCCAAAGATTGGGATACAAAGAAGAAGGGATTTACGATATTTACAGATAAAAGGGTAAAGCTTTTTAAACTATTAAAGCATATTTTAGATGATAAATACTTGAAGGTCGAAAGTCGAGAAAGCAAAGATTACAAGAAATTCAGTGATAATACGTTTGGTGATGTGCTTACATTACTTAACAAGGTGAATAATAAGTTATTTCCTTATATACCTAGTAAGGTTTCCGGATTTAATGCAGAATATTACATAGGTAAATTATATAAATTTTTAAATGTTGATTATGTTATGTTTGACTATAATGTATTAGACGATTTTTTGACGTTCTCCTATTTGAATCAAGAGTATGATGATAATATTATATATAAAATTGTTAAAAAACAAATTATTATATCTATTACACCGAATAGAACTTTCAAATATATAGAGGAAAATATAAATCCGCCTCCCATATTAATGGTTATTATTAATGATAATAAGGAATATACCCAATTTTACAAAAAAGTATTTCCAAATAATACAATAAAAGAAGGCACAACAAAGAAGGAGCTAAAATCTATGCGTGAGCAAATATTTTTCAAAGGTATGGAATATAACTTGGATTCTGTAATATTATCAAATTGGAACATTAATAAATATAATGGTCACTCAATTGCAGGCATTACCTGTAAAAAAGGCAAATATATTTATAATGGATGGACAAGAACAAGTATGGATCCTGCAATGGCGAATAAAATTATTACTAGAAAAATTCCATGCGAACTCATGAAATATGATTGGGATATTAAAAAATATGGCAATTTTTGTTTAAATACAGCAAAATGTATTCCAGATGTATTAATAAAGAAATTAGGAAAAAGAGATATATGCTTTAATTTTAGCAAAGGAAGGCGCATATTAGTATATGTTCGCAAAGATGCAAAATCGAATACTTCGAATGAAAATGATGCAAATGATAAGAAGACGCACGTGAAGTCCCCTGTCAAAACTCCTGAAAAGTCTCCTAAAAAATGCCCCGAAGGCAAAGTTCTAAACCCGAAGACAGGAAGATGTATAAAGAATAAAAATTTGTTAGTTGTTAAGCCGTCTGTCAAATCTCCTAAAAAATGCCCCGAAGGCAAAGTTTTAAACCCGAAGACAGGAAGATGTATAAAGAATAAAAAATGATATAATGGTTTTCACCCTTGAAAATGTAAAATGACATTTGGAACAAATATGCATGAATTAAGAAGAAAAGAAGAAACATTAAATGTTGGAACTAAATGGACTATTGAAGAAGATAATAAATTAGTTCAGGAGATAATTGGCAATAAAACGTTCGAAGAAATTGCATTGGAACATAAAAGAACTATTTTAGGTGTAAAAATAAGAGTTATATCTCATATAATTTATCCAAAAACAAAGGATTGTTTAGTAATTGATATTGAAAGTTTATCAGTCGAATATAAAATTGATGCAATGCTTCTAACAAGACAAATAAATAAAATAAAAAGCACGGAAGTTATTAAACAAATATCTGTAAATCAAGACAAAGCAACGCAAACACTGATAAATAATGATGTTCCAACAAATAAGCAAATATTGGAATATTTACAAAAATTAGATAATAAAATGGATGAAGTAAATGCTAAATTGGATAATTTAGCATGGTATAAGTAGATTGTAGATTTATTTAGAATAAATGAATGATTTTTTCTTGTTTAATCATTTAAGATATATAGTGCATCTCCGCATTTGTGTTGTGTCATATTCGTTAATACGCGTTTGAAATTATATTGAGCAAGAAAATCATCAACATCTTGAATTAATGCACAATCTTTGTATAATTCTGCAGAATAAACTTCTAAATATATAACTTTGGCATACTGGATAGATTTAGTTGCCCCTTTTAGTGCCAATAATTCAGCCCCTTGAATATCAATGTTCCAAAAATCATATTTAGATGCATCTAAATTGTTTCTTTCAAAAAATGTATCAATTGTGATACTTTTTTGTTCAATTTTATCAATAAATTGAATATCAGGATATTCTGTAGTGTGCGTTCCAAATTCTAATATACTAGATGATAGATAATTGTTTGCAATATTTAATGTAACATCTTCGTCGTCCTTGTCGGTTATAAGCGCATGAATTAAATTCAAATCAGGTATATTTCTTTCTTTCATTTCTTCAATTAATTTAGGAAAACCTTCAACCCATATAATATCCTTTGCATCAACACCAATATTTAAATAAAGATTAAATTCTTCGCAGTGATGCGCACCCACATGAAAACAACCTTTCGGTTTTATTTTTTTTGCAAACAAGATATTATTAATATCTTCAAAAGTAATAAGCATTATTTATTATATAATCATTATTTTTAAATGTTTATATATATTTTATATACTTTTAATATTATATTAATATAGAATATAACTTATTAATGAATAAGAAATCTAATGAAGCACTTTGTATTCGCAATACTGGAACTTGGGCAAATGTTAAACCCGAACATAAATTTGATTCTGCAAAGTTTAAAAAGGAGGTAGTTTTAAAAGATTTACAATTATTATCGCCTAAAATAGATGAAATGATTAAACGGATTAATAAACTCGACGAACAGGATATGGCAAATGATAATAAATATTATAAACATATAATATACAGTGATATTTCTGGTGTATATGGCGCAAAAATGGTTGCATCATCTTTAATTGCTAATGATTTTTCGCTTGTATATTCAAATAAGTTTGCTTTAAGACAAGATATTCCAGATAAAAATAAAACATTTGGGCTTCTAACAACATCAACCGTTTATCAAAAACCAATCTCGATTGGATTAAAAAAGAAGATGATGTTGTATATGAATGAAAGACCTTCAAATATTAATGGAGAGAATATGCGAATAATTATATTAGATTCGGGATACAAGGAAGGTCTTGATGTATTTGATGTTAAATACATGCATATTTTAGAGCCTTTAGTGACAAAGGCTGAATATACACAGGTCATAGGAAGAGGAACTCGATATTGTGGGCAGTCTGGATTACCATTCATTCCTGAAGTAGGATGGCCTCTACATATTTATAGATACAATATAAAATACGATAATGATACAACAGTGCATGATTTATATCTTAAACACAGTGCAACAAATATTAGCGCATTTAATTTTATTGCGGAAATCGAAGCCATTATAATTGCATCTGCTGCGGATGCTTCTCTTACTGAAAATCTGCATCTGCTTGGAGAAAAGAATAATCGCTTTTATGACTTAATAATTGCAAAAAATGCTAGTAAGTTTGTTAAACCTAAACGTGCTGACCACATTGAGATAGTTAATAACATACGTGGTAAAATATATACAAATGATATGGTAATAAATTGTCGCAAAAAATGCCAAGGACCTCTTGAAGATTTTCCGTCAGCCAATGCATTACTTATTATTGCGGCAGTATTTGTTATTGACAAGATTGATACACAGGTTGATAGTATTAAAATAAAGAGTAAAAAATTATATATGGGTAGTGAAAAAAACAAGGTAAATAATTATATTAGAGACAAGGATCTACTTAAATATTTGAATGAAAAACATCCTAAACCATTATTATGTAATATAATTGACAAGAGTCAAAATTTTTGCGATGCAATAAATAAGATTTGGATGAACCCAATAAAATTTCTAAAATTATATGGGGATAAAATTATTGAAAATCTAAATTATTATAAAAAGGTAAGTCTAATTAATGACAAGAATTATACAGATGCTTTGAAATTTATTTATGAATATAAAAGCAAGTTAATACAGAAAAAGCCAGTATTTGAACCGGAACCTCCTAAAACAAAGTTAAGCAATATTGAATTATATAAATATGTTGAAAAACATTTTGCTCCTTACAAATGGGATGCAATAGATGTTAAAAATAAATGTATTGCAGAAGTAATTGACGATGATGCACCTGTTAAAGAAAAGAAAGACTATAAGCTTGTGACATTTTCGAATACACAAAACTTCGTTCAAAAGTTTTTAACCCCTCAATCGCCTTACAAAGGTATGTTTTTGTTTCACAGTGTTGGTTCTGGGAAAACTTGCACGGCAATTTCAACGGCAACGAATACGTTTGATAGGGAAGGATATAAGATATTATGGGTTACGAGACATACATTAAAAGAGGATATATGGAAAAATATGTTTACAGATGTATGTAATGTAATAATACAAGAGCGTCTTAACAATGGCGAAATATTACCATCTACAAAAGCGAAACGCATGGAGTTTTTGGGTAAAAATTGGCTACAACCATTATCTTATAAGCAATTTACTAATTTAATCAAAGGTAAAAATAAATATTACAAGCAAATGGTTGCATTAAATGGCGCTCAAGACCCTTTTAGAAAGACGCTAATAATTATTGACGAAATACACAAAATATACAGCTCATCGCTTTCAACATTAGAAAAACCAAACCCCGAAGTTCTTCAAAACATGATACAAAACTCATACAAAGTATCTGGCAAAGATTCTCTTAAATTACTTCTTATGACAGCAACACCTATTACAGATGACCATATGAGTTCTGTAAAAATACTTAATTTATTATTAGAAGATTATGAGCGATTCCCTGAAGATTTTGAAAGATTTAAAACAATGTATTGCAATGAAAATGGAATATTTACAGACAAAGGTTCGCAAGAATTCATTAATAGAATTACAGGGTTAGTAAGTTATATAGATAGAATGAATGATCGTAGTCAATTTGCATATCCTGTAATTAAAGATGTATTAATTGATATTGACAGACAAGTTAATAATGGAGCTGATGTAAGTAAAATTAACAAAGATATAGAAGAATATGAAAAAAAATTAAATGACAAGACATTAGGTTTAACCAAAGAAGAAATCAAAGAACTTAAAAATAATATTAAAAATATGAAAAAAGATAAGAAGGGGGCTGAAAAAGTAGGCAAAGAACCAAAAGATATTATTGATTTTATTAATAATTGTTTTGTAAAGAAACAAATCAAAAAAAAGGAACGCGATGATAAACACAGTTTTTAAACCATTACATAATATAATCGCGCGTTGTATTTAATATAAGAATTATAGAAAAATATATATAGATATGTATATATTATTATTATATTCAATAGTTATAACCTCTATAATTTTTGGCATATACCAATATTTTGATAGTATAAATAGAGATAATAATGTGCAACCTTATGATATTAATAAGGATTTATTAACTGCAAATAATATAATGATATATGTAGTAATATTATCAATAGTATTCTTTGTAATTTATATGGCTTTTGGCGATGAAGCAGACCTATTTACATCAATTGGTATATTTGACAATGACCATAATTCATATGAAATTAAAAAAACAAATATAAACCCCAGTATTTTGAGAAACACTTTAGACCCAATGAAAATGGGGTTTGAACCGTATAACAGCGGTGGTTCAAAGAGTGATGCAAGCTCGGTTGCTTCATCTGGGTCATCTTCTGGCGGTTCAAACGGCAGTAACGACAGTAACGACAGTAACGACAGTGAATAATTTATATATATAATTTAGGGTCGACATTTAGAACCTTCAATATGCGTTTATATAGGTTAGGTGCAAAGTTTACAACAGAACAATTTTCATATTCCTTTATAATTTTTTCAGTAATTCCTAATTTATTTGCTAAATCTTTTTGAGTTAATTTAAGTGCGTTTCTCGCATTAGAAATTGCCTGTGCCTGCACATGTGTTATTTTTTGTAATGCAGGAATTTCTTCGTTGTTTAATCTTTGAAATTCCTTATTACCCATCGGTTTATTATTTGCGTCATGAGCTTCTTTATTTTTTGCGAGTGCAAAATTTTTACTCCTAATTACGACAGGTTCCCAATCTTGATGGAAATTATTCATATATTATATGTGTAGATATAATATTTATTTATATAATATTTATTTATATAATATTTATTTATATATGTTATTGAAATATTAAATATATTATATATGTAGATATATGCCTGTTCAGTCACCTACGCGAAAATCGTCAATATCACCAACATCATATTTCGAAGCTCTTAAGACAAAGCCGAATAAAAGAAAGGCTGCTAAACGTGCTCCAAAAATGGATGCTCCCCCAACACGAACACCGCCAATATCACCAACATCATATTTCGAAGCTCTTAAGACAAAGCCGAATAAAAGAAATGTAGCTAAACGTGCTCCAAAAATGGATGCTCCCCCAACACGAACACCGCCAATATCACCAACATCATATTTCGAAGCTCTTAAGACAAAGCCGAATAAAAGAAAGGCTGCTAAACCTCCATCACCTCCTGTATTTACGCCACATATGCCTTTTTTGCCTTTACATGTCACAAGAACACCCTCTCCTCCAGCCCATCAAGCAAATTCCATGCAATATCGTATGAAAATTATATCACAGAAGATGAAGGAAATTGAAGCCCTTGCAAAAGATATAAATAAACCTGGCATACATGTGCATTATTCTTCATCTACACCTAAATCTACCGAAAATATCAACTACGTAAATATATCTAAAAAATACTCAAGCGACAAAGTTAGAAGATTACAAGCGCTTATAAGGAGAAAAATTATTAACAAGGTTAAATTTTTAGATGGTCCCAGGAAAGGGCACATTGTATTAAAATAGGATTCAAAGATTCAATGATTCCTTATAATAACTTCATTTGTCTTTGCACCTGGATTTTTAGAATTAATTGACCTTTTACATAGAATTGTCAAAATGTTATATTTTTCATTTGTAAAATTATCACGAACCAAACTTACATCAGCATTACTTAACATTATTTTATGATTTGCATTGGTTAGGTTGTGTATTAAATTAAACAAATTTTTATGATTTTCAATGTTAAATCCATTTGGAGTATATCCAACAAACGAAGTATTTGTTTCGGGAGCATACGGAGGGTCAAGATATACAAAATCATTATGTTGGACATTTGCCAGCGCCGTATGAAAATCACAGCATTCAAATATTACATTTTGTAATAAACTGTGTATTTCATCTAAATGTTCTTTGTTTATAATTTCAGGATTATCATAATGCCCATATGGAACATTAAATCCATTTGGTCCTACTCTAAATATACCTCTAAAGCACGTTTTATTTAGGAATATTAACATTGCAGAACCCAAAATATCATTTTTATCATGTAAGCATAATTTGTTATATTCGCTTCTAATCCAATAATAGTAATTTTCTTTTGCTGATTTTGCTTCTTCTATATTCGCTGGTGTTCTATTTACTTCTCCGTTCCCGCATTTGTTAAAATCCGCAATAATTGTTTGCAGAGTATCATATAATTCTCTATGACGCATTTGAATATTTTTGTAAATATTAATTAATGGTTCATTTAAATCATATGCAAATATAGAACCTTCTACCTTTATAACTCCGCTTTTTACACAAGATAAAAGAGCAAGTAAAACACTGCCTCCGCCTAAAAATGGTTCGCGATAATTATTTATATGAACCGGAAAATTCATAATAAGTTTGTCTATTATTTGGGTTTTCCCTCCTACCCACTTTAAAATAGGTTTTGAGATGTGTATTTTTTTTGTTGTAATATCTTTAACAAGTTTATTATCATACAATACATCTTCTATTTCATTTTCAATATCCATTATAACTTATAATTTATAACTTATTATAATAAATATATCATTTTTTTTCAAGAATTATATCATAATAAAACCTTTTATTTAGAGAATAATAGCAAGACTGTTTAAATTTTCTTCCAAATAAACTTTTACTTCTTAATAAATGTTCTAATTCATCTTCACTAATATTTTTGTAGTTTTTCAGTTCTCTTTCAGAAGCGTATTTATAATTCATATCCTCCCAATTTGCGAATGTAGTTGCAACTTCCGGCGGAGAATCATATGATGTTGATATTATTTCGTCATACAATCTATCTTTAAAAATATATGATAAATAAGATATGTAGCATAATTCATCTGGCGCATAAGTATCTTTGAACCATAACAAATAATCATCAGCGCCTTTTATTAATAATTCACTATGGTGTCTTTTAAGAATACACCATTGCGAAGCTTTCTTGATATGCGTTTTTGGAATATATTGTAAGGCGACTTTGCAATCTGGAAAACAATCGTCCTGGTGTGCAATATGAAAATATGAATATTTAGGATCAAGATAATTATATATATAATTAAAAGATTTTAAAGGTATGCAAGAACCAGATAAAAATACAAAATGTTTATTGCTTTTGTCTTTTAAAGCTTCCTTAATAAGGATATTTTGTGCTTTTACAATAGATATATCTGCATATTTAGTATTTATATTGAAAGTATTATTTATTTTATAATCATCGAAATAATCTAATTTATCATTCGTTTTATAATGAATATATATGTTATATTTATTTTTACTTATTCCATTAAAGAAGTTAAACCATATGTTTTCATGATTTATAACATCATAAATCAAAAATAAAAATGCAATTTTATTCATTATCTTTTTGAGGATTGTGCAAGGATTTATATAAATATATTATTGAATTTATATTTATATATTAAAAATAATATGTTCACGCTGGGACTTGAACCCAGAATCTTCGCTTCATAAGAGCGACGCCCTAACCGATTAGGCCACGCGAACTTTGGTAGTGGATATTAATTCTTATTTCCACTACATACTATATAATGTAGTTTATTCTTATATCATTTTACATGTTTATTGTTATCAAATCTTGCATCCTTTTTTAATTGGATTTATTTTAATAGCATACTCGTTTGTAGTAATGGATTCTAATAAATCTGCATCTAATCTATTAGAGTATGCATTTGATTGTTCGGGCATCTTTGTAATACTGCAATTATCAAATACTGGGGTCTGTTGGTAAATCATGCCGATGTTTCCTGCATTTCTTGCTGCAATACTATTTTCAAATGGTTTCTTTGAAATCATATCAATTTCGGAAGGGTCTGTATTAATATTCATATTTCCAGGGTTTGGTGTATAACCGGCGCCTATCATTATTCCTTCGCGTGTTCCATCAATTTCTGCATTTTCATCAGCGGTTCTATCTGTTTGCCTGAAGTCAGAACTTGAACCGGCAATCCCATATTCATTTGTGTCTGATAAGAATTGTTTGTGAGTATTTTTGAGATCTACATTTGTTGATAAATATCCACCGAATAAACCTTCTAAAATTCCTCCTAAAAATCCATATTCTGATTTTCCTTTAATCATTGTTTCTTTTAATGTTGTTTTAGCGACTTCATCGGGGTTATATAATGTTACTTTGTAGCTTGTTCCGCCAATATTGCGGATACTATCTATTTTTGGCAGTGTTTGCCTCAAAGTTTTTTTTGCCTCGTCATCATCAAATAATATATATCCTACCTCCTTGTCTCCTTTAATATTTGTGATAGTTGTATCATGAATCATGGTTTCTTTTACCGTAGTTTTTGCACTATCATTTAATGCCGAATAAGTTTCTTTGTTTCCTGATAAATTGATTGATTCACTATCGTGTATTGTTGTTTCTTTTACAGTAGTTTTTGCAGTATCATTCAAAGACGAATAGGTTTCTTTATTACCCGATAAATTGATTAACTCACTATCGTGAATTGTAGTTTCTTTTACTGTTGTTTTCATTATATGATTATCAGGGTCATATATAGTTGCTTTGCTTGGTATTTGGATACTTGGATTGCCTACCGCTCTTACTGACTCTACAGTATATTCTTTCATGGAAAACTTAATTGCATCCATAATTGGTGAGACGATTGCTTTTACAATAGATGATGCATTTGTCATTACAGTTCGATTTCCGGTAGTATTACGCTGATTATTATACAACACTATTTTGCTCTTGCCGTAATCATTAGATTCTCCTTGGCCTGGAGAACTTGTGCTGTATTTTGCGGAACCTCTATAATCAATATGAAATTCAGGGCGGGCGGTTGGTTTTACATTTTGAGAAGGACGTTGTTGTGCTTTTGTCATTGCACCAGTAGTTCTTAACCACATATCAGGAGACACTTCGTAATTAGTGTCTGCTCTGTTTTTTGCAAAAGGTGTAATAACAGCACGTTGCATGATGCCTTTTGGAGGCGCTTGTATAGGAATCTCAAAATATGTTTGTTTTTGATTAATTTTACTTCTCAATTCATCTAAACTACGAGGTTTTGCATAATCAGCTGTATCCATTTGATGAAATCCACCTGTAGGGGCTGCATCGTACCCTTTGTTAATCCCTGGTCCTACCCTAATTTTTTCAATAGGGAAAAAATTATTAACACGCGATGAATTATTTATTCTTGATTTCAAAAAATCATCATTGTTTTTCATACCGCATATATTTCCACCCGAGTTCATTTCAGGTTTAAATAAGCACGGAACCTCTTTTTTATTTTGCCATAAACTATTATTCCCCGTTTTATTATCAAGAACAGAAGACATTTTTTCAATATTAGTATTTTGTGTTACATTCTTGCGTAAAAACGGTGTCATATTATTATGCGAAAAATCTCCCTTATTCATTTTTTCTCCTGTTAATGATGATACATAATTATCGTTTTCATTCATACCAGATATATCATCATTTGCATCAATTCTTGCAAACATATCAGCATAAGCGGGTTTTGCTACTATACCTGTTTGATGAGGGGATTTAGATAATTTATATAAATTATCGCTTTGCTTCTGTTCATCCTCCTTCACTTTTTCCCAATATCTTGAACTGTAAATATTATTCATAGATGGAATGTCGTTGTCATTAGAATTGAAATCCATTATTAACCTCTAATGAATATAGGAAAAAAAATAGTTAATATTATAATGTATATTAACTATTCAAAATTAATATTAATATTAATATTAACTGAAATCATATAAGGGTATATTGATAATAAATATTTAAATTGATATGAATAATATTACATTGATATTAAATACACTGCATAATAAATTAAAACTAAATTATGGTTCTTTTAGCGAAGAATACCCCGAGCAAGTAATGGCAGCCATGTATATTAAACCCGACGATATTGTTCTTGAACTTGGTGGTAATATTGGGCGCAATTCTTGTATTATTGCATCACTTTTAAAGGATAGTAAAAACTTGACTGTATTTGAATCTGACCCGCGAACTGCAATTTTGCTAAATGAAAATCGCGCGCTAAATAATTTAAACTTTAATATTGAAGATTGCGCAATATCTAAAAGCGTATTGTATCAATCACATTGGGATACAAAACCTGTAGATATGTTGTCAGACAATGAAAAAATGTCGTGGCAGAAGATTAAAACAATTACTTGGGATGAAATTAAAGGCAAATACAATGTTCCTTTTGATACATTAGTTGTAGATTGCGAAGGAGCCTTGTATTATATACTCAAGGATGAACCTGATTTTTTGCAACACTTTAAGAAGATTATTATTGAGAATGATTTTCATATTCTTGAACACAAGACATTTGTTGACGAAGAATTTGTTAGATTTAATTTTAATCGTGTTTATTACAAAGATGGGGGATTTGGACCATGCTATAACTTTTTTTACGAAGTATGGGAAAAATGATTTATTATATTAGAAAATTATTAGAACGATGATATATATTATTTTTTTAAATTAATTTATAATTAATTCTTGCATTTTACACCTGGATACATTGACCCGTAAGGGTACCCAGGTGCATAAGATATATTATCGGTTTTGTTAATGTTCCATTCTTCTAAATCTGGAATTATTTTAGAATTATTTTTCTTTGGAAAAAATGCGGTTTGGTCTTCCGGTATTTCTATACACGGGATATGATTATCCTTTGCAACCATTCTGTAATTTACAGGAACTCTATCGAATGCTTCAATTGCGCGCGCTTGAGGATCAAAGCATAACCATTCCCAACGATTAATACCTGTTTCTTTTAAGGTGCAAGGCGGGTTAGATAAACGTGTATCTTCTCTGGGGACTATACATGAACGAGGTTTATCTTCACCTTTAATATTGCATCCGGTAGGTTGATACTTACCTGGTAAATATTCATTGGCGTTACATTTAGTATTCTTGTAATTTAAACCAAGAAGTTCGCTTGAATCATCTACAGCTTTTTTCATACTGCACGTATTTTGCCCATAACTTTGGTATATTAATGCAGGGTCATTTGGAACATCCTGAAAACATTCGCGACAATCATTATATGGCGTTTCGAGTTGATATAATCCGGGTCCAACCGCTCTTTTTAATTGCTCCTTGTAACTACAATTATCATAATTCAACCTTGTATCTATATATTGGTTCATATCTAATAAAATAATATATTATTTTATACATAAATAAATAGATATGATTCTTATATTACCATTATTTGCTAATCCATACGAAGGATTTAATAATGATAATAATCGTAATGATGATGAAGAAAATGGTGTAATAAAATATGATATAATTAGTGCTTTGTATCTTATTATGTTGGGATATAATGCAAATTATTATTATCGATGGGGTATTATTGATAATATTTGTATAGTGTTATTATATATTTTTACATTAATCATATCCATATTTGCAGCATACCTTTCTTTTAATTGCAATTGGAAAATTATAGATAATAATATTTTCATTAAATTATTATTTGCATTACTTGCATTTATTATGGGACCGTTCTATTTGATATGGTTCTTTTTTGTTAATTATTTAGGTAATTTATGCTAAAGTTTAAAAAATAAAATAATATATTAACTACATTTATTATAATTAATATGCGGCGGCAAAGGAACTTCTCTATACATAATTGATTGACAAGCGGGAAGATGAAGCATAGTTGTGTCTATTGGAGGGGTCTTGTCATTTTTAATTATTCCATCATTTGTGGGAACATATTGGTTTGTTCCGCATTTAGAAATAATGCGGGTCTGTCCTCTTAATTCACTATCTAAATCTACCAAATTTCCTTGAACATGTGAAACAGCGGTTCCGCCAATAAATCCTAATTGATGTCTGCATTTATTTATATGTTCATATCTATAAGGTGAAAGGACATAACTTAATGTGCTTACGTTTTCTTGCAGTTCTTGCTTATAAGAACAAGTATCGTATGTTGTTCTATTAAAACTCATATTATCTTCTATTATATAATATTTTTTTATTATACGGAAACATTTTTATTACGCCCAACCCAATTACATTTTTTATTAAATTCGGCGCGATGTATATAGGAACGAGTATCTTCACCTCCATTTGTCCATACAGGAACAATATTATTAGGGTCTTGAACATCTTTAACACAATCTAATAACGGCATGAAGTTACTCATCTCTTTTTCCATTATTTGTTTTTTACATTGGAACGGATTAGTATCTGTTCCTCCTACCAAATTTAATTCTTCGCCTATATTTGTTGCTCCGCAACGGAGGCTTGGTCCCGAAGTGAATATTCTGTTATTTAATTGTATTCTGCAACGGTCGCGTGTAAGTGTTTCGGGATTATTACGAAGCATCGAATCATTATCTATAAGACAATCATCGGCGAATCCATATCCAGGGCGCCCTCGTAAATTAGGGTGTTGCAAATAACCTTCCGTCATTCGAACATTAGGATTCTCACAATTTGCAAAATTATTAGGGTGCAAATTATATTCGGATATTTTACTATTATGTAGTTCTTTCGAAATTTTCCAACAATCATCTGAACATATACTTGTTGATGCGTCAAACTTATTATTATTCATTATCTATTTGTAAATAATAAATAAATTAATTATTATTCTTTAATATAATTTTTTTCACATTTCTGCAATAAATCGTAATTTATATCAAATTTAATATCACTATATCCCTGATTATATTCTTTGTTAAGCGTATGATTCTTATATTCTTTTATTTTCCAATCATCATTATTTTTACTAATACCGATAGTTTCATCAATTATATTATCTAACTTATATATTTTGTTAAATGATTCATTAAGAACTATATCATTCTTTTGGTCAATCTCTCCTAATGCTTTTCTCTCTTCGCCTCCCGTAATATTAACACTATTGCAATTCTTTACCTTGTAATGCAATAGGTTCTCTTCGCCATTTTCATTTTTAACATAATCCTTGTATACTAATTCGCTTGTTGAAATTCCTCCGTCAGTTTCTATATTATAGGTTATTGTTGTTGACTTTTTCATTATATATAGTATTTATTACATATTATTTATATATATTGTATATATTTATTAAAATATAGTATAATAAAAAAAATACAGAGAAAGATTATATATATATGTTAAATTATGGTTTAGAATCTGTCATTAAACATAATTTTGAAACACTTAAATAAAGATATACCAAACATGAATACACATCATCTATGTCTTTCCCCGATGAACCAGTATAATACCTGTAATATTCTAACATAAACTATCGTTATTCGCGAAATTATTCAATACCTTCAGCTGCTTATTGGTAAATTGTTGAAAGCAGTGTTTCCTCAAAGGCAACTTATTTTTTACGAACAAGTCATCTTCGTGAACCCACTCATTAAGTGTGCGTCTATCCACAATACAAGATTGTCCTCCTCCACAAGGACATACATAATCGTTGTTAAGCATCAGGTTAGTTGGTTGGTTCGTTGGTTGGTTCGTTGGTTGGTTCGTTGGTTGATTTACTTGTTTACTTTGCATTCCTTAATATAATTTTGAAACATCCCTATCAATTTTTATTTTTATATATATAGAATGGGACAAATAAAACAAATAAAGCTTCCTGTTAGATATTTGCCAACATCTTTGGCAAAAGATGACAAAATAAAGCAAATAAAACTTTTAGCAAAATCTAAAAAACTATATAAGCAAGGAATCTACTATAACCGCGAACATCTTGCATCATTTACTAATAAAAAATCACCACATATTTTGAAAGCACGAAAAATGTATAATATTAAAAACATTGCACCAACCAAAGAATTAGCATTAAAAACTGGTTGCAAATTGGAAGCATTGCAAAAAATTGTCAAGAAGGGCGAAGGCGCATATTATTCATCCGGTTCGAGACCTAACCAAACAGCTCAATCATGGGGTTTAGCGAGATTAGCAAGCGTATTAACTGCCGGGAAAGCTGCTGCGGTTGATTATAAAATTATATATGATGGTTGTGACCACAAAAAGAAGGCATTTATACAAGCAAATAAAGCAAAAAAAATATATAAGAATGGTCATGCAAAAACAAAGAAGGTCGCTGTTATACCCGCACGCAATCTTTAATATTTAGAGACAAAGCATCTAGTAAACAATTTTCAAACAATTTTATTCTATCATCATATTTATCAGAGTTGCAAAAACAATTGTGTATATCAATATTAACTGAATCACCTTTGTAAATAATATCTTTGTTAAAGCAGGCTCCGCAACCTAATATTAAAATAATTTTAAATTTTAATTGCGGATATTTATTGCACAAAACCTTGTTTAAACTTTCGGCATCATCAATATCACTTTTAATATCGTTATATTTTCCACTATGCTCGCTGTGATGCATTCTCAAATGACCCTTGCGAATGAAAAATACATCTTCGCCTTTTGCCTCGCATTCTTTTAATATATTAAGTAATCGGGAACATCTTCTATTATATTTTTCTTTTTCAGCGATAAATGTATTTTTGTCAAGGAAGTCATGATGAAAATATACATCTTGCTCATTGATCCTACTTTGATTTAGTGGTTCAGTAAAATGTTCAAAATTGCAATCAATACATTTAGATACACCATTGTATGTTACATTCCAATCAAATGGCAATGACATCTTCCGTAAATTATATTTATTTAAAAAGTTTGCAACATCACAATCAACTCCTATAGGAACAAAAAACATTTCTAAATATTATATCATATATCTAACAATATATTTATATCATTATGAAAAAATAAAACTACTTTATAAATGTGTAGAAGCACGTATATCATTATATATATTATTATAACATTTTATTGAGTTTTCTTTGCAAGATTCACCATTATTATATAACCAATCTCCTAATTTTTCACGTTCATTTGGGATTGTTGTAGAAGGCATAGTATAAAATTGTCGCGGTAATAATGATTTATTATATAAGTCATCTGTTTCGCGAAATGCATTCTCATTAAAATATTCATTCATATTTTTGTTTATTTTGGAGTTTTCAATTGAACATGCAGAGAATAAATTGTTTTTGCTTTCTAAAATATTAAGATTCATAAATGGGTTTGCTTTGGTTGGCTTAATGCATTTTTTATTATTTATAATATCTAAATTATTCTCATTTAAATATTTTTCAATTTGTCTATTTTTTTCATATTGATAATTATATATAATTATAGAAATTATCATAATTATTAATACAAATAAAATATATTTTGAATCATTAAAAACAAGGGTGAAAATAATTCCTAAAAATAATAATCCCCTTATTATAGAGTTTAATTTTTCCTCAAAAGTCATATTAATATCAGGAATTAATACAGGTATTGTTAAAATATTTAAATTATCTAACCAAAACATTATTTTTGTTCTTATCCTAATATCTATATTATTTTAATTACTCATTCAGCTTAATTTACTCATTCTTGCGCTTCCCTTCGTTTTGAGAGTTTAGATTTAAGTTTATTAACAGCCGCCAATTTTTTAAGTGCAGGTTTATTTACAGTTTGGCGAGAGCCACCCTTTTGATTATTCATATTACCCATCATATTCTTAAACATATCCATTCCTTCCTTGTTATTCATCATAGAAGACATCATATTCATCATAGATGCCATGTCAGGTTCGTTTTTTCGTGATTCACCGCCACCGCCTCCACTGCCGCCACCGCCA